TTATAATCTATTTGTTCGTATATTTTTGTTAAATTAAATATACTGTTTTTGCTTTCATCACGAAATGCATGCTCCTCAGATCTTGGGAATTGCCTATAGAATTCATTTAAACCGTTTTTATCATTCTTAAGTCCTTCTGCTTCGTTTTCCCAAAACTCAATAACACCTATATCTATGTACTCATTATCGTTTCCAACAACGGGTTTTTCTGGTGTATCAAATACAGGGTATCCATAAGAATCAATGTATCCTTCGTAGTTCCATTCCATAGGAATGAACAAACTATATAATCCCGAGCTAGTCTGTCCATTGCGATTTCGTTTTGTAACATCTGATGCTTTGTATAATTTTTTAAAATTTTCACCACCTTTGTCTAAAGCGTTTGATGTTGAGCCCATTAAACATTTACCTATTATCTTACTGCCTAATCTTAGTGTAGTTTTAGTAACTCTCCAATTGTTTAATATGTTGTCAGGCTTTTCCCATTTCCCTGATTCATCATGAACTAATAACTTAAGTTTTTCTCCATCATAGCTGTTATCACCTGTGTTTTTCCAATCTATTGTTGTATCAAGGCCTTCGAGTTGTGTACGGGTCTCGCTGGAAGTGATGGATTTCCTGGTGAGCTTTGAGGCCGGGACACGGAAGGCAAGTTCCGTTTTGGGGCGGTCCATTCCGTCCTGTATTGGTTTGAAAAAGAATGGATAGTTGATGGATATTGGGACCACCTTGTCTGTAAACATCTTCTTTGCATCAGATCCCGTTTTTGATAATATTCCAAACCTTGCATCGGAAGTAATGGTAGCCTCATGTACTGTTTCGGAACTGGACATAAAAGAAAATCCCGAGCGCCTATTCTTAAGGTAACACATTCCGTAGCATCTTTTATCTGCTTTGCAAGCTTCCCAGAAAATGAAGAATAATCTATTTGCTTCTCTAAAGTCTGGTTTCCCAACATCAATTTTGGACCACTGCAGGTACATATAATGGGAACCAGTAATATAAGTAGGTACGTTTTTGTTTTTAAACCAAAAACCTTCTTCACGCCTTGTAAACTCTTTATTAATATATCCATACCACTTTTCTTTAAATTCTTCTGAGTATTTTTCCCAATCAAAAATAGTTTTAATATTTTTTAACTCTTTAGGATATTCATTTGGTACCCATCTATTATTAATTGTAGAAACGTCCTTAGGTTTTGGAAGAGCAATTTTTAAATTTTGTATTTCGTATATATCTCCAATTTCACCTGTATGGCTTATTACAATAACGTCATGCTCTTGATTATACCCATACTTCCAAGCTTTTTTCTTATTAAGTCTGTCCATTGTGGTTAACTTAATTGGCTCAATTATTTTTAATAACTTTTGCTCGTACATTACTTAGATCTTTTTTCAGCAAAACCACTAAAAGATTTTTCTTCTTTTTGTAATGTTTTGTTTTCTAGCATTGCTTTTTCTAACTCTATACGATTAAGTATTTCAAAAGCATCAAATATTGCTAATTTTTTTGTAGCAGCTGCATTTTTTAATCTGTCAGCGGCTAATTCATCTTCAGCGCCATCTACTATAATTTCTTCTTCAGCAACTTTTATTAGCTCTTCAACTGCTTTGTACCCAGACTGGATTATACGGTTCTTCTGTTCCTTTGCTGTCATATTTAATAGTAATAGATTGTATTGGTACTCTATATAATCGTTTATCTTCTATAATAAACTCATATTCTGATTCAGGTGAAAAACCTACTAGGGTATTTTTGCTATACACGCCACTAGAATACGTTACAAAGCCTTTTAAGGGCTCTTCAGTATCTTCTGATATAATAGTATCAATTTGTTTTTTAATTGGCTGTACGAAGCAAAAACCTTCTGTAGCTTTCCACTTGCTGTTTTGTTTATATAAAAATATTTGATCTAAGTAACAAAAGTACAAATCATCTTTAAAGTAATTTGTACTGTCTTTTTCATTACCGCGCACATCATAAAATCTTCTAAAAATATTATGATGTACTATGATTTCATCACCTACTTTTATATTTGTTTTTAAAGCTTTAGGAATAGATACAACAATAGCATTTCTACTGACAAACTTATGATCCTCTATAGAGGTGTTTAATATTAAACTTTTGTCTTGTATTTTTTTTGTATTATTATATCTATTCTCTTTAGGCTTTATTATGAAAGAATAAATGCTATTCATAGTTTAAATTAAATTCAATACTAACCGCCATATTTTTATTAAAAGATTTCCATGGTAGCACTTCATTATTCTTAACTATATATACTACATAATTTTCTTCTTTTTCTAAAATATCACATATCTTATGGCCTCCGTATACTTCTTGTCCTACTGCATAATGCATTGCGTCATTCTTATAGTCTCTGCCTATAGATATTTTTCGTATTAAATTCACTTTAAATTATTTTTTATTCCGCAACAAGTAACTCAGGTTCCGTCTGCTCTTCTTCAACAGGAGTTAATTCGCCTGTATTTATATCTAATGTAGACTTCCCGTGCTCTTCTTCAATTTCTTTTACGATTTCATTCATTTTATTTTGAATGACAGAGTATTCTGAAAGTAAAGCGCTTTTTTGAAAACTGTATTGCATTTCTAAATCTCCAAGACTATTTTTGATTTTTTCAATTGCTGAATAGTTTTCTTGAACTTTTTTAAGTTCTTTTTCTGATAATTTTTGTTTTTCCATTTTATTAAATATTAATTAATTGTTATATAGTATATTACGAATATTATTCATTATTTATGTCTTCAACTATTTCGTTCGTAGCTCCTATTGTTTTAGTCACTACCGTGGGTGTTACTTGTTCTGCAATTTGAGCATCTATACTAGTTTTTAATTCAGCAACTCTTTCTTCTCCTAATGCTGTTTCAACCCATCCATTAATATCTTCTTCTGTAATATCAACAAATGCTGTAAAATTAGAAAGGTCTGAAGTTTCTAAAGATTGGGTTCCGTAAGTGCTACCTACGTTTCCATTTTCATCTTCCCCTGTAAGTCTCCAATGAACATTAAAGATTACGTCGTTATTACCCTCTAGCGTAGGGTAAGTATCTACTGTTTTGTTATTCCAAGTGTAAGTCATTATTTATTTATTTATTTATTTGTAAAAATTTTTAAATTAAAAATCCAGATATTTGTAAAGTAAATTTATTTTTCATACCCGCGTTTGCAGATAAATGTAATGGTTTTGAATCCCATATATAACCTTCTCCAGCTTTCCAATTATCGGATGTTTTCCAAATATTATCTTCTTCTGATTTATATTGCAGCATATGCCCTACTTTCCAATCTTCAAGATATATGTTTGCTCTTACTTTTAATCTTTTATCGTTTGGAAATTTTTTATTTATTTGATAAAAAGTGTCTCTATGTAAAGCAATAGTGTTTCCTGGTGGCTGCAAAATACTAGATAGTGTAATAACCTCCATACCAACTTGTTCTCCTAATTTTTTAAAATCAGCTTGTTTATCTGTATACCAAAGCTGTTGTATTACAGTATTGTTTTCTGTTAAAGTTTCACCTAAACCGTACTCTTGGTGTATATCAGTAAGTTCGTGCACTTGATGTG